AGAGCATCCATGGTCAAGAACCATCTTACAATATTTGTTCTTTGATTGATCTGCAAACTACCCAATGTGGGCAGAAAGGTTTCTTGCTCAGTGTAAGGTTCATCCAAGTATACTCTACGAGCATTCTTTAGATAAAGAGGATTAGTCCCTTCTTGGAAAGGCAGTTCCTGACTGGTCTTGATAGACGCAGTCAGTTGTGCTGTCAAATAAGTTAATAATTGTGTTCTCATCTTGTACGAACTCTATTCACTATGCTGGCCAACTTGTCTGCCAGTTCAATTGTGGCATTTTCACTGAAGTCATACCAGTCGCCGGCCTCAATCACCTCATCAAACAAGACATTATATGAATCCTTGTAGAACTTGATCTTTTGGATCTCTGCACTGTCAGGATTGCCAAAGTCAGCAATTGAAGGATATGTATATTCATGCAATGCCAAATATATATTTAGGTCCTTGAATTCCTGCGTTCTGGCTAGGATATAATCTGGATCAACTTCAGGCAACAGGTTAGGATCTACAATCCCTGCCAGTTTACGCTGATAGTCTCTCCACCAACCTGAGTTTCTAATTTGTGTTAGAATACGCTGACTGGCCTTGTTTAAGAAGCTTTCGATTTCTGCTTGAGTTAGATCTTCATTTGCCTCAAAAACACGGGTATCACGAGCCTGTAGCTCCGCATAGGTAGCGAAACGCAGAAAGGTTGCGCCACTGTATACAAAATTTGGGTTGCTCATTGTGATAGTCCTTTAGATTAATTTAGCAATTAAGGGTTCATGCTGGAGTCAAACTTCAAGTGACGACCTAGCGCATCTTGCAATTCACCCACGCCATAGTAGGCTGAACATACGATATCTTCACCTAGGAAGGCTGCGCGACGCTGTGTTTCAATGCTGATGTCACCGATTAGACCAAAGCCTAATGCATCTCTATGGAAAACAGCACCAGCGTAATCACCAGCAGTGCCAGTGTCAACAATGTTACCTGTTTCATAGATTGGGATTCCGGCCAATTGGCCTACAAAGCCCATACGCATTGCTTCGTTAGAAACTTCGCTGTATGCGCCTGCTGTAAATCCTACGCCGCCTGCTGTTGTCAAGGCTTTCTTCAAGTCGAATGCAATTTCTGGGTGCAATACGCAGACAATGCCGTCCATGGGCACACCTGCGGCACGCAATCCGGCCACTGATTTGAAAATGTCTTCCGCAGTAATTGGCACTGTAAAGTTACCAAAGCCTCCGCCAAAGTTTGCAAACAATCCTGTTAAGTCTTGGTCAATTTTTCGGGCTACGGCCTCTCCAAATAATCTTCCCAAGTCAGCTACAACATTACTTGCGGCTGAAGCACGAGCTAAGTCTGTTAGCAATGTGCGGATAGCAACTGGTGCAATTGTCAAAGTTGCTTCAGTTGTAGTAACTGCTACATTAGGCACTTCACTGCCTTCGCTGACCGCGGCAGCAGTTTGTCTAGGATAAATTGGAACATTTACCGTTTTACCTTGTCCTGCAGACAAAGTGTAGTTTTTTACCAATCCACGCATAATGGATTGTTCATTGAATACGAACATTGCTTCCTGAATAATTTCAGGTAACAAGGTCGCAAGCGTTGAGGAGGTTGTTTCATTAGCCATAATAAATTTCCTTTATAAGTTAGGCTATACCAGCTGACTTACGATAGTCAGCGTATATTTTTCTATCAGCGGGATTTTTCATATCCAAGTTTTTCATATCAACTTTCTTTGTAGTGGCACCTGTGACATTGCTCTTAGTGTTGGTTGTTGCAGGCTGTGCTGACACAAAGTGCGGATTGCTTTGCAGCCATGACTGCACAAAACTATCCACACTTACTGGTCGCCCACTGTCGTCATAGCGCACAGCACCTTTATCATCTAACACTTCAACTTCACCATCTGGATTAAGTCTAACACTGTTACGAATCAGTGCCTTGACTTGATCTGGATTCACTGCACGATAACGAGCAGCCGCATCTACAATTGGAGTTTCTACTTTGAAACTTTCAATTACTTTATCCCGCTTTTGAATTTCTGCGTCCTTCTTGGCCGCCAATTCCTGAATCACAGTTTCAAACTGGCCACGCTTGAGTTGTTGTTCTTGTTGACTCTTCTGATGCTCACTAACAATTTGTTTGAGAGTATCTGGATCACCAAGTTCTTCATACTTTGAAGTATACTTCTTTTCTAACTGAGTCTTAGTCTTTGCTAGAATAGCGTTTACTTCTGCTTGCGTAAAAGTTTTCTCTGTTGCCTGAATTTCTGTTTGAGAAGTCTCAGTGCCTTCTGTTGCCGATGTTTCTTGTTGGATCATCGTGGTCCTCGCCTCTTTTGGAGTGTGTTAAAATAACATTCTTCTGAATGTTGGTAAGTTATTTACCTAATATGTTTCGTGCCCATGCCAGTCCGGCAGGGCCTCCCCATAGTAGATATGCTTGTGTTCCTGGAGTTGTAGTGCCAGGCTTGTAATATGTTGCCGCACGACTTAGAAAACTGTAAGTTCTTTCTACTATGTCTAGGCTCACTGCTGTTCTTGAACTGAACTGTCTGGCTCTGGCAAGCCCCACTGCTGTGCCACCACGAGAGGATGGTGTGGATTCCATACGCATCTTTAGCCCACGACGGGCGGCTGCGGCCATTGCCTCTGTGGGCTTATAAGTTTCAGCCATTTAGGTTCAGCAATGTTTCTTTTGCGCTGGTGATATCAGCTTGGCTTATCTCAGGATGGATGTCTAATATCTCACTGTCCTCATAGCCTTCCATAATCATTTCTTGAATATGACTCAGACGGTCGTCTGCAGAAGTAGCAGGATGCGTCATTTCTAATTGTAGGCCTTGATCTCGTTCAATGTCCAGTGTTTCAGCAATTCTGTTGTCAATGGCTGACTGTAGTTCTGGCATGCTTGTCAAGGCCTTCATCTTGGCCAGTTGATCTAGTTCATTATCGATGTTGTGGAGAGCAAAATTATCAGGATAATCAATAGTGCCATCCCATTCATAACCCATGTATTCATAAATGATACTCCAGATGTTTTCTTCCGCCAATTCTAAGTTGTCAGCAATGCTACTTAAACGGGCATTCAAAAGTTGAAACTCCGTAGAAATTGCTATCCCCGACATGGAGGTAGTTTCTGTTGAACGAACAGCACCCACATTGCCCATGCTATCAATCATCTTGCGACGATTGTTGATTGAGTCATAAATGCTTGAAATCTGTCCACCTTGGAAGTTCAACACATAAGGCTTTAGCGCAGGATCCAAGTTCTCTTCCATTGTGATAACCTGACCAGCGGCACTACCTTGAGCGTTGGTCCCAGCCGTGGCAACCAATGAGGGATGCGTATCTAATCTAATACTATCGTAGACCTCTGCCAGTTCATTGTAAATCATTCTTTGTTGGTCTGCGATGTCATCAATCAGGCTGTTGCCCAGGCCACGCACAGGACTGCGTTCAGCGTAAGCGCAAACAAATGGTAGATAGCCTAGGCCATTCTCTTCTACAGTCATGTCAGTAACACGCTCTTGTTGTGTGTCTAGATTATAAGTTGTAATGGTGTCGTATGTCCATTCTCTAACAACAGTTTCAGTGCCGTTGACTTCTTCCACATACTTGATGTATTCCAATTGATAACCACCATTGGGTTGTCGTGCCCAACGCCAGTCAGTCACAGCCAGGGGCAAGTACAATGACAAGTAAGGTCTAACACCCATGGCCTGTTCATCTGCCACTGTGACAGCACCCATGTTGGGTTTGGCCACTGCGATCCACACATTGCCGAAAACCGCGGCCCATTGTGCCACATCTTTCATAAAGGCATTCATACTGCGACCATCTAGGTCAGCGTCTTCTACAATGGCTTCAATGGCATCACTATCCGCCAACACACCAAAGTCTCGTGTGGGTTCAGTTCTAAACAAGAAGGAGGTATACAGTGAAATTAAACTCCGGCACTGATTATCTAATGGGGTGTTATTCAGACGGGCGGCATATTCTCTATCGCTTTCTAATGCGTAACGCTGTAGGTATGCGCCTTCCCTGTAGGCCTGTCCGCCTGTGAAACTATCCAGCAGGAACTTCCAGCGCAGTTGATTACGACTGTAAGTGGTGTTGCCAGCAGTTGCCTGCAAATAGGCATTTTGGTATGTTTGTAACTCGGCCATGTTTACAGGCTCCTTAAAATGTTAAACTACTTAGCCAACTCTGTGGCCAAAGCGTTGCGGTGCCTGGACAGGCACAGGTTTGTTGATTGGGAATAAGAACTCAATCAAATAGCCGATTGCGTCGCAGGCATGGTCGAATCCTGAACTCTTGTCTGGTATCATTGTGCCTTCTTTGTATGCCCAGTTCTTCA